CAACATAACAACACATGCATTCTTATAATGATTTACATAATACTGAATTTCTTCAATATAATGACGAATCATCAAACATTTTCTATCTCCAATCATCACACACCGGTAATCTTTATGCTTATCTTTTCCATCTTCATTAAACTTCACACGCAAAAATATCGTATTATTTTTAACTTTATTCACAATATCATCAATATTAGCACTAGACTCAGGGTTAGCAGTTTCAGTCATATCTTTATGAGCTCTATTTTGCATTTTCACAATCTTTAAACTCGCCTTCTTCAAAATTTGGCGACTTTGTTTAGATAATTTATTAGCATCATATTTAGCGCCCTCAGCAACAACTTCCTTGCCACTTCCTCGTCTCATCATTGCGTAAGCAAAAGCAAACACTCCAACACCAGCAGTAATATAGGGCCACCATTCTTTGAACACATTCCACGCAATAGTACAATATTTCTTTATCAAAGTCCAATAATAATTTTCATTTTCTTCAGGCTTTGGTTCATCATATCGATCATCCCATTCAGTAAACAAATCTCCATTCAAATAAGGTGGGGGTTCATCTTCGACCATAGTGTAACTAAACAAATGATCAACCAATCCACTACATGTCAAAACGCATTTATCCATATGACAACAAATTCCAGGTATTGATTCTTCTTCACCATTCTCATATTCATAAACAAATGAACTCGAACAATAAGTATAACCAAAACCAAAAAGTGGAAAATGTTTACAATTAACCATCTCTTTCAAACAATTGACAACAGCATCAAACAATCTCTCAAAACGAGTCTTATCAGACATCACAGAATGACCAAAATCTTTTCTCTGTTCCATTCGATCATAAATAATCCTAAGAACTTTCAAAAAGCCAGATTCACCAACATATTCTCTAAGTCCAGTAACATACACAACAATAGATTTCAATGTTTTACTCCAATAAGACACCAATCTAATCTCTCTCTTCAACACTCGTAAAATGTCATCAGGATCTTCCAAATCAATATCAGTATCAGCTTGCGGTACAGTAATTTCAACATTCTGCAAAATATTAGTCCAATTAAAATCAAATATTCTCTTCTCAACACCAAAATAAGTGTCCTTAAATAAATTACTCAAATAGTTCACATTTTTCACACATATTTCTTTCATTGGTACATACCAAACAGAATCA